GCTGGAAAAAGGTTGGGCAATCTGGTAAGCAATATATTTCGTTTAAAGTTGAAGATAAGGTCAGTAATCCATTTTAAATGCCACCTCGCGTAACATATCCTCAGGGTAGAGAGTTATTTAAAAGTGCAAGTGATTGGCTTGCTGACTGGTATGGTCATCCATCTACTGTAGAAAAAATGCAGGCTAATTTACAGCCTGAAGAAATAGAAGATATACAAAGTCGTATAGAAAAATTACAAAAACTAAAAATGCGCCCATCTGTGCCATATATCGAAAGTGGTTTAAAAAATCTATATACTGCTTTTTTTGGTAGAGCTAATGATATGCACCCAACGCATCATCTAAACCGAGCTGGAAAAACCCTAAGGCATGGGACGCCTACTCTAATACCGCAAGGCGTGAAGGGAAGTCATTCGCCTACTTTTGGAGATATTACAATGGCTGCAAGACAGTCCCCTGAATCTTATGAAAGTATAGCGGCTCATGAAGCGGAACATTATGCCAATAGATTCCCAATATTAGAATTTAAACGTCTTGATGAAAAATTTGGTCGTGAGGCACAATATACAAGAGGAGTTCCTATGACCATGCCTTTTGTTCATGGTATAAATACAAGATATATGGGAGGTAGTCTGGATGCGAGTGATAAAAGGTATATTACAAGCCCAAATGAAATCAGGTCAAGAATTATGCAATTAAGAAAAATTCTTGATATTGAGCCGGGAGAAAAAGTAACAGAAGATAAATTGCAGTTTTTAAAAGATAATTATTCACCAAAAAAACCAAAAGAAGATAAAGTTGATTGGCAAACCCGACTATACGAAGATTATGAAGAAAAAACTGGAAAAGACCCTGCTAGTATAGCACCTTATTTTGATTTAAAGGCTAGAGGGGATTACGACGATAAAGATATACTATGGTTTTTAAATAATCTTGTTCATGATTCAAATTTAGAAGAATCTCAAGATAGGTATGTTTAATGAAAGATTTACAAGAACGTATTAAATGGTTAGAAGAAGGATTGAATAAATTAATTAATCACTACAGTTATAATACAGTGCCAAAAGAAGTAAGAGACATCGCTCAATCATATCTTGATGGAGAGCCTACAACAGCAGATGAATTTAATGGGGATTGTATGATTACCTATGTAGATGATAGAGAAAATAATGAATTGTTGGAATTGTAAGTATCAACAATTAGGTGGAATGACATTTTTGGGGTTTTGTAAATATTTTGAAAAATTAGGCAAGGAAAAAGAACATATTCCTTCAAATGTTGTTGATAAGGGTTGTAGGTTCTTTGAAATGAAAGATGAAAGTTGAATGTAGAGGTAAAACATTTGATGTTTATACTAAAGAAGAATCGAAAAGTCTAAATATAACACCTGTAGATGACTGGAGAAAAGCTGAGGTAGGAGATTGGATACAGACGCAAGATGGAAAAGTTATACAGGTTATTGGCAGACGTACAGAAAATCACGCAAATTCTAAAAAACCTTATATTTTCATCCGTACTGGTTACGGAGAATGCGGTGTTCATAAGAAACACGTTTATGCTCAAGAACAACCAAATTATTATCGTGATAAATACTATTTTGGAAAAGATTTAGTAAAAAATGTACGACCCACCGCAAAGCAAAGAACATTTGTAGACGCTTTATTCCTACATGGGAAAACAGATAAGCTGGGCATGTGGGATTCAGAATCTATAATACTTGCCTATCAATCAATATATAAAGACAATAACCCCGAACAAGCACTTAGGCGAGGTATGGGGATACTTAAAAGAAAACATATTAGGGAATATATTGCCATGAATATGAGAGATAAATTAGCCGCAATGGGAATGGACGATGATTACGTTGCAAATCAATACAAAAATATGATTGAAGATATTGAAACCCCACCTGCGACAAAACTTAATGCTTTAAATAGAGTAAGTGACATGCTTGGACATTTGACCAAAGAGAAAAAAGAAGAACAGATTGAAGGCGTATTTGCTTTATCAGATGGTGATATAAAAAAATTGTCATCTGTACGCAAAACCATTGCAGAGACCACATATGGCGCAAAAAACGATAAAAACGAAGAAGTTCACACATCAGCAACAGTCCAAGAGTGAAGATATAGATGTATCTCAACCGGGATTGATTCATATAGATAATGAACCTTATTTTGTTGATGGAGTAGTAGCTAAATTTATTTTAGAATTGCTTGATGAGGTTGATTCATATAAACAACAACTAGATATGTTAGAAAGTTATATTGGGGAATATGGGAAAAGCTGAAAATAAACAAAAAATGCTTGAAGCTATGTATCTTGATATATTTACATTTGCTGATATTTTATTTGGAGACCCTGATAATTCTATGCATTATCATTGTAGGTCAAAATCGCCAGATTTTCATAAAGAAATAGCAAAAACGCTAATAGATATGAATGGTGGGGACAAATTAGCTGTTGTTGCTCCAAGAGACCACGCAAAATCGACCTTTATCAATTTAATTTATCCATTACATCGTATTTTGTTTGGAGAAGAGCGCTTTTTATTGCTTATTTCTGAATCTGAAATGCAATCTAAGTACAATTTAGAAGCAATAGGCAATGAAATTGAGTTCAATCCTAAGATAAAATATTTTTTTGGCGATAGAAAAGGCGCTATTTGGGGAAAAGAAGAAAAAGAAGTTATTGGCGGGTTTGATGAATACGGTAAACCAAATGTTATGTGTAAATGCCTTATTAGAGGTACTGGTCAAAAGGTTCGTGGATTAAAATATGGAGCATATCGCCCAACTTTAACAATAATTGACGATGGAGAGGGAGAATCAAACAGCACTACCCCTACAGCTCGAGATAAATTTAGAAGATGGCTAAACGCAGCAGTTATACCGGGTTCTGGCGATGCAAAGCTTGTATTTATCGGTACTATTGTAGATACAGATGCTTATTTGAATAGAATTGCTGGTCCTCTTGCTTATGATAAAGAGGGGAATTATAAGGTCAAGGGTTGGAGGTCGTTATTTTTTCAAGCAGTACCGCAAGACCTACCTAAAGGTAAATTTGCTACTTCTGGAAATGAATTTACAGATAAAAAAGGCAATGTTAAAGTTTTATGGGAAGATAGAAGACCATATTCATGGTTGATGGGGGAAAAAGAAAGATTAAAATCAGAAGGTGATATAGCATATTTTTATCAAGAATATCAAAATATTCCAGTAGATGATAGTTTTCGTATATTTAAACAAAAAGATATGCGATATTGGGAAGGTAGGTACATGTATGAAGATGAGCAAAGCTTTATTATGCGAACAGATGAGGGTAGGAGAGTTAAATTACCTGTAAATATATTTATAGGCGTTGACCCTGCGTCAAGTGAAAATGTAAAAGCAGATTATACGGTTATAATGGTTATAGCAGTAGATAAAGAATATAATATATATGTTCTTGATTATTTTCGCGGTCAAGTAGCTCCTATGGACGGTGCTGATAAATTATTTGAGCTAGCAGACATGTATCATCCAAGAGATATTAAAATTGAAGAAACAGGTCATGTAATGCTAGCAGACTATGTACGAAGACATTCAAAAGAAACTGGAAGGTTTTATAATATAAATACAAGAAAAGCTATTAAAGCAAAATATTATCGAATAAAGCAAATGCAACCTCATTTTGCATCTCATTCTGTATTTTTAAAAGAAACACATGAAGAGCTAGAAACAGAGCTTTTAAACTTTAAAGAACATGGAACTTTTAAAAAAGATACATTAGATGCACTTCGTTGGGCAATAGATGATATATGGGCGCCTGATGTTGAGCAAAATGAAAAAGGAGAATGGTTGGCGCCACCACCAATTACAGAGGTAGATTGGGAAACGGGTCAAATGTTCAGTGCAGTAGATTTTGTTGAAGCGTAGTGGGAAATTTTGACATTGACCTAGATTTTGGTCAGATATACGAAGAAAAAGTAAGAAAACTATTTGAGGGTGAAGGCTCTATTGAGGTCAAGACCGAAAGAGATATATGGGCTGACACTGGAAATATAGCGATTGAAATAAGGTCAAGGGGGAAGCCTTCTGGTATTTCAACTACAGATGCAAAATGGTGGATACAGGTCTTTACTATTGAAGGTGATGTAAAGTTTATGCTTATTTTTCGAGTTGATAAACTTCGTAAGGCAGTTAAGTATATGTATTTAAACGACTTAGCGCACATGGTAAAAGGTGGTGATGACAATACATCTGAATTATTATTAGTGCCAATATCTACTTTAATTTTATTAAATAAAAAATTTTGATTATTGTATAACTGTTTTGTAAGATTATTATGTAACATATGTTAAACTTACGTCAGCTTGAAACTAAAAAGATTTCGGCAGAAGAGGTAAGAGCAGACTATCTGCATTTTGAAAGCTCTTCTAGCGAATACCGCTATCAAATGGCGGAAGACCATGAGTTTTATCTCGGTTCACAACTGACAAAGGCACAAAAGAATTACTTGCTCAGTGTGGGGCAACCCCCCGAAGCTAACAATAAAATACGTCCCGCTGTAGAGCAGGTATTAGCGAATATCGCCGCATCTGCTCCTGAATGGGATGTTCACGCTGTGGGCAAGACCGATAATGATGCGGCGTTCGTTTTTGACCAATTACTTGATAAGATTTGGTACGAATCGGACGCCGATGTTCATTTTAGACAGGCATGTAAAGATTTTATTGTCAAAGGTTTAGCTTATATGTATATATATCCCGATTGGCAGGGGGATAGTGGTCTTGGTACTATAAAAGTAAAAAGAATGCCACCTGAATCTATTTTTGTAGACCCTAATAGCTCTATGCCAGACTTTTCAGATGCTAGCGCTATTATATATTCAGATTTACATACAAAAGAACATCTTAAAATACTTTTTCCTCAATACGCAAAAGAAATTGATGATGCCGAAGAAAATCACCAAAGAAATGAAATGGAAAGTGGAAAGTATTCAAGAGACCATATAGAAACAAGAGGAAGCCATGACCTTGACCATCAAAGTAGGGTAAGAAAATATTGTTACTTTGTGAAAGTAAATATTCCACATGCTTTAATACTTGATACTAATACTGGAAAAAATCAATTATACACAAAAGATGAATATAAAGAGCTTATTTCAGATAATAAATATGAAGATTTTTTAAAAGAAGGGGTAATTACAGAGCAATTAGCGTATCAGACAAGAATTAGGGAAGTGTTTGTTGTTGGTGATACGGTCCTGTATGATGAGATACTCCCCATCTCTGAGTATCCTATTGCTGTCGCATGTAATGAGCATGCTGGCAATCCATTCCCGAGTGGAGATGTTAGGCATGCTAAGACACCTCAGCGTATGCTGAACAGGACCGAAGCTTTAATTATTTCACATACAAATGCTACAACAAATTTTAAACTTCTATACGAAGATGGGGCTATAGATGCTAGCGAAATACAAAAATGGCACATACCAAACGCTATAATACGGGCTAATCCGGGTGCATTAGCAACAGGAAAAATCAAAGAATTTGCCCCGCCAGCAGTATCTTCAAGTCTTTATGCTGAAAAAGGAAGATATGAAGTAGATATTGAAACAGTTTTTGGAGCATATAAATTTTTACAAGGGAATGCACAAGGTGCGCCCGGAACTGTTGGAGAAGCGCAAATCATGGACGAATCTTCTTCGAGAAAACAAAACTGGAAAATTCTTCCTATATATGACATGCTAACAAGAACAGCCAAGGTTGTTACTCAATGGATGCCTAGCGTTTATGACCAACAAAGGACTTTAAGGATTGTAAGTCCGGTTGGCGACGAAAATGAAGTTAATTTAAATATACCGGTTATTGACGATAAAACAGGTGCGGTTAAAAAATTATATGATATGCAAACATCGCAATTTGATGTAAGAGTAGTAGTTGGTTCTACTCGTAGTAAGTCTCCAATGGCTGAATTACAAAAAGATTTAACTCTCTTAAATGCAGGTATTTATGATAAAACGCAAGTAATCATGAATATGAAAGGTGATATAGACAAAGCATCGCTAATGCAAAGAATGGGAGAAATAGCAAATTTACAGGCGCAGTTGCAACAAGCGCAGGAAGAACTCAAGAGAATGCAGGGAGACCTGCAAACTAGAGAGCGTGAAGTATTCCATGCAAATATGAGGGCTGAAATAAGTGAAGCTACCAAACCAGTTTCTGAAGCGGTAAGCAACATTAAGTCCAATGCAAAGCTGGAACAAGCACGACAAAGAGACAAGACTCGCATGGTCGGCGAGGAATTGTCTATTGCAAAACAAGCGATTAACTCAGAACCTAAAGCTCCGCAAGCATAGCGGATAACTTAAAAGGAGCATCGTATGACAAATGAAGACCAGAAAAACCAGAATGAAGAAATGAACGAAGATAACCTTATGGCTGAACTCGATGAGTTTAACGAAGGCTCTTCTCCAGAAGCTGAACAGGAAGAAGTAGTTGAGACCCAACAAAATTCTCCAGAAGCTGAAGAAGTTCAAGATGTTCAATCTGATGAGAAAGTCGATGAAGAGCAACCCAATGAAGAATCTAAGGTTGAGCAATGGCTTATCGAGAATAAATTCGCAAATGATGAGGAAGGAAAAAAAGCGTTAGCAGATGCCTATAAGCAACTTCAATCAAAGTCTGATAAAGAACGTAATGAGTGGAGTGGTGAAAAGCAAAAGTATGAAAAATTAGCGCAATTAGATGATTTTCTCTCAAATAATCCTGATGTGGTTCAAAAACTGACAGAATCAGTTCAAGAAAAACAAAAAGATTTGAATGCTCCGCCAATTAAGCCGGATGATTACGATATTCTTGATGAAAGCATTGAAAACTCTAGCTCCGCAAGTTGGAGAGCAGAGCATGATAAGTGGCTTATTAATCAAGGCGCTACTCAAGCCATGTTGGAGGTCGAAAAGCTAAAGTCTGAACTTTCAGAGTCTCAGGCGTTTGATGCAGAGACCACAGAGTTACAGAAAATGGGGTTAAGTGATACAGATATTGTCGAATATAGGCAGTTTATGGCTGACCCAAATAATGTATCTCAGGAGAACTTAGTTCAAATATGGAAAACTTTATCGAACAAAGGGAATAATTCTCAATCCGGAATTTCGCAACAAGCTCCAAAAGCAAAAAACAAGCAGAATAGCGCTGCCGCTGTTAGCGGTAATGCTCCTCAAGCTGTTGAGCCAGAAGAAAAAGTTGTTGATGATTTTTGGAAGGGAATTATGGAATACAATAATACGAATACATAGTGTTATAGTTCTATAAGATGGATTGTAGCGCTATTGTAACATAAATAGGAGGTATAATATGCCTACAAGTTACGGTACTGGTACCGCCCTTCAGTTCTCGGACTCGACACAAAGACAAGTCCTTGAGCTAGGGTCTAAAATCCATTACTATAATCCTAACGCGACTCCCATTTTCTCTCTGTTTGGAATGAAGTCAGTAGTGACTCCAGTCCCTATTTTCGAGTGGATGGAAGACGAGTATATGATTAAAAAAAGTGAGAAGTTTAACATAACTTCTTCAGATGTTGCTGACACAGCAACAGGTGGTATAAACGGTCATCACACAATCTTAATAGCTGAAAGACAAGCTCAAATGGAAATGTTTGAGGTTGGTGGTATTTACAGCGCAAGTGTTGCTGGTGGCTCTGCGGCTTTACAAACTGATGTTACTCATTTTATTTGTATCGCAGTTGGTAAAGATGTGAATCATGGCAGTGCAACCGATAAAATGGCTCAGTTTCTTGGAGCGCATGCTCATTCTAGCCTCGATGCTTATAACGTAGAAGCTTGTGCAGACGGTTCAGACCTAATAACAGCAGATGCATCTGGTGTTTTAACTTTAGAATATGTTGCTAATGCAGGGTTATTTTACGACAATGGAACCGCAACATCATACTATGGCTATCAAACACATAGCTCAACTAGCGGTTTTGGTGAAATTACTTTTGCTGACGCTGATTACTTTATGCGTGAAAATGGCGTTGCAGGTATTGCTGAAGGTTCAGCAGTAGGAACTGAAACTCGTAAAAAAGTTCGTAGGTTGAAAAACTGTACGCAAATTTTTCGCGAGCCATATACAGTAACTGGAACCGCAAAAGCCGCAAAGCATTATGGTGGTTCGGAGTTAGCAAGGTTGCAAGCTAGAAAACTAGCAAAAATCAAAGGTGATGTTGAATGGGCTATTTTAACAAATGGCGCAATCTCTCTTGATGCAACCGCTGAAAACCCAAAACGTACTTTTCAAGGTTTTGATGTTAGTAGCACCGCAGGTGCAGTTTCATCCTTGAATGGCGCTAGCAATACCAATATGCAATGGGATTACAGTGCTGGTCTTTCTAACCTAGATGGTGTTTCAGAGTATCTATTCCATGATATGGTTTCAGGTTCAATGAGAAAAACCGTATTTTGTTCTAATAAGTGGCTTGTACAACTTGTTGCCGCCACTAGAAGTGCTGATACTGGTTTTTACGATACTGGTGAAAAAACAGCAACTGGTCTAAGGGTTCGCTCTTACATGGGTCCAGTTGGTCAGTTAGACTTTGTCCCCCATCCATACTTAAATGGTTCTTTAGAAGATTATGCAGTGGCGATTGACCCAGCGAACTTTTCAGTTCGTCCTTTGGCTGGTCGCGATATGCAACTTCGTAAAGACATTGTTAAGGATGGTCGTGATGGTCAAACTGATGAATGGCTAATGGAAGTTGGCGTTGAGATTCGTAATGAACAGACTCACGCTATCTTAAAGCTGGTCTAAAACCAAATAATCGCTTGGGGGCGGGCAACCGCCCTCAAGTTTGATAAAGGAATAAAAAATGGCAGAATCATATAAAGATTCATTAAGAATAGATAATAACAATCAGGGCGTTGACTCAACACTAAGAACTGTTGTTTCTGGCGATGGCGATACTACCGGACTGCAACTAGAAGATGGAACAACTGGAAACGTAAAAGCATTGGGTCAAATAATAAGCACTGGTCATGTAACGGCTGGATACGGCATTATTGCTGGAGTAGAAACGGTCGATGCTGGTAATGGCTCAGGAAACGCGACAGCGCTTTCGTTAAATACATTAACATCGTTTGTTAATACAGCTACAAGCAAAAGTCATGTTAGCCTTGCAGATGGTACAGCGGGTCAATTAAAAATTATTTTTCACAAGGTGCTTGCAAATGCAGTTTCTCTTGTTGTAACCCCTGCAAATTTTGCAGCAGGTTCAACATTGACATCAGACGCTGCTTCAAGAGGGGTAATGTTGATATTTGATGGTACAAATTGGCAAGTTCTTGGAGAAGTTACAGGGACTGCTGAATTTGTAATTGCATAGTGAAAGAAATAACATACGGAACAGGGGCAACATCGTTTAGCGATGGCTCTAAGCGTTTAATAACAACGCTAAAAAAGAAATCTCGTGTTCGCAAAAAACGTAAAAAAAGAAAAGGATATTAACTATGCCTTATGTTAATGGAGTAGAATATCCCTACACGCCTGAAGGCGTAAAAAAAGCAAGTAGGGCTAGAAAAAAATACAATAAAAATAAAAGAAAATAACAATGCGCTATCAAGAAGCATATGAACTTATTGACGCAGGTGTGATTGCTGGTGGCATTGAATTACCTGTATCTCATAATTTAATTGAGATATATTTTGACCAAGCCATTAAAGATATTGCTATGCGAGCAGTAAGAAAAAAAGACTCGGAATCTTTTACTACAAGTAGCAAAGAATATATCTTTACAAATACTAATTACTCAGGACAAATTTATAAAGTAGAATTAGACAAGGTAGATGTGCCTTTTGTTGATGAGTCTGCGATAATATCTGATATAGCAGATGATGATGTTTCTAAGATTGGATACTACATAAAAACAGATACGTCAACTGGTTCAATAACTGGAATTACAAGCGCTTCTCCTTCGGAGGTGACATCTGCATCGCATGGCTTAGCCACAGGTGATTATGTTATTTTTAGTGAAATAGTTGGTCACTATGTTACGTCAACAAAAATTTCGCGTTTAAATGGAAAAAGACTAGCAGTTACTAAAACTGCTGACAATACCTTTACTGTAGCAGTTGACTCTTCAAGTGGAACAACCAGCTATTCAAGTGGAGGATTTTGGCAAGAAGATACTCATAAGCTTTATTTAACAAAAACTCCTGATTCTGGAGATACGTTAAAGGTTTTTTATTATGCAAAACCTGAAGCAAAGTCAAGTGTTGCTAGTCGGGTTGACCTACCTGAGCAGTTAATACCAGCGGCAATTCACAACACTTTAGGTCATTTTTTAAATCTTGGAGGAAATCTTCAAGTTGGTAGCGGGCATATGGGATTATCTAAAAAGATAGAACAAGAATATATAGAAACATCACGCGCAAAAGAACCAATGCCACATATGGTTCCAAATCCAATGCAAACTTTTGTTACTACTAGAAATGGTTCGATTGGTAATTTAACAGGGGCTGATGATTAATGGCTACTTTTCAGGTAAGAATAGAAGATATAATTGGAGCAACATCAACTTTAGGTTCAGATAATACTGCCGCAAATGAACAGGCTATACAAGATGCGCTTCAGGATACTGCAAGCGACATTATAAATAAAGTAAGACCTGATATATTAATTCAATTCGCAACAAAATCTTCTAATGTGACCTCAAATCCAATCGCAAGCAATGTTGAAAGTTCAAGAATATTGTTGGTTGAAAGAAGAGAAGATGACGATACGACAAGTTTATATGTTTCTTGTGTTTTTGCAGATGCTACATTGCATGGGAAATTGCAAAATCCGCATAGTATATATTTTGCAACAGATGAGTCTCCAAGGTGGACTTTTGAGAATAACGATGTTTATGTACAACCAAAGCCATCTTCTGATAATCCAGCAAGATATTATATAATGGAAAATCCTACAATAGAGCATGGTGCTAGTTCTGTTACTAAGTTTCCAGATGAGCTAGAACATGCGCTAGTTCTTGGTGCTAGCGCAAAGTTAAAATTAAGAACAATTACGTTTTATAACGAGGATGAAGACCCAGAGCTAGTATCTTTACATCGCGCTCAATATCAGGAATTGCTAGCAGAGTACAATTCTGCGTTAGCGCCGTTTGTGTCTCGTGGTGAATAATGGCAAAACAAACCTATGTAATTAACGAGTTTCATGGGGGTCTAAACTCTAACTCAGACCCAAGAGACATCCAAAAAGGTGAATCCCCTAATGTTTCTGCTTCTATAGATAACCTTGGAAAATTAAGAACAATAGGCGCATTTGATAAAGGGGACGCAAGTAATAATTCTACTTCTACAATAACTCATAAACATGGTTTGTTTGTGATGGGTAGCGACAGGCAAATTGACAACAGCGCTGCCGACGAAACACTTATTTTCCATTATGATTTTGGTACAAAAATAGATGTTTATGACAGTGACGGATGGCACGCTAGCGAAATAACAACACCTTCTAGCGCTAAGCCTGTATATTATTCTGCTGATGGAGTGCTAAGAATTAACGATGTTAATTTAGGTGGATTAGGTCGGTGGTATGGGTATATAAATAGGACTGTATTTGCATCCTTAGGTTCATCGCAAGCTATAGATGACTGGATAGATACAAACGCTTATCCCGCAACTCCCGCTGCTGGAAATTGTTTAATTAGCACTCCGTATAAAGCAGATGATACTACTGGACCAAATTCTGCAAGAGGTGAATACAGAGGGGCAATCGGAAGTGCGCTGTTAGACACAAATGCTGTTAATTTAAGAGTTGGTGTTGCTAGTGTTTCCTCTGTAAAAACAGATGGAACTGCAATTAATGCAACGTCAGATACTGCAAAAGTTCCAAATGAAGCTGCTAATTACATGACGGACTATAAAAATTATACTGGAGGCAGTAGCGACACATACGCAAATGCTGAAGATGTTTATCCTTTATTTTTGGATAATAACATTATGATGGGTGGAAAGGAAGGCTTTGATGCATATAATGGAGCATCAAATGAAGTAAAAGATGACGGTTCAGTATCAAACCTTAGCTATACTATAAATGATAAAAAATCTGTAGCGGTAGGCGTATATTTTTGGCAAGAAGAATTAGACAGACTTGATTTCATAACTGTTCAACTCGGAACAGATTCAAGTAATTATAGAGAATGGCAGGTTCCGTCATCAAAAATAGCCGTTGGGTGGAATATTCTTGTATGCGAGCAAGGTAGGCATACCTCAGAAACTGGCACCCCACCTATATATGGAGATAGCCATGTTCATTTTAGTATTACAGTTACGCAAATAAACGCCACAAATGGAAATGCAAATACAGATGTTCCAAAATTTTATATTAGCGGACCAGTTGTAGTAGACAATGTTGGAAGCGTTGGATATACTGAGGGTACTTATAGCTTTGCCTATACTTGGCTGTACGATGATACAAAACAAGAATCTATGCTGTTTACAATGCAAGACACTGATGCAAGCGATAGTTATGCTAAAGAATTAAATCAAGTTACAATAGTAGGCGCTCCATTATTATTTAATTTTGATATTTATATGAATCCAAAGCCAAGCGGTACATATGGGCTAGACAAAAGAATTATTGGCTCTAGGATATATTACAAAAAAACTGATGATGACAATTATTATCTTATTGGCGAAACTAATTTTATAGATAAGGGGTTTAAATTTTTTCCTGAAGCCGAAACTTATGATTATTCTTTTGCTGATGTTAATGATACAACATCTAATTTAGATGAAGCAGTAGTAGTTTTAAATATTACTCCTGAGTCAGCAAATGTTGTTGATAGCTGGAAAAGTTTAAATGGTTTTTTTCAAAAGGTTGATACTTTAGAAGCTAGATGGAAAACTGGAGTGGTTCAAGGAAGAAGGGCTTATATTGGAAATGTTCAGCAAGACAATGTTAATTATCCAGATAGAATGTTAAAAAGTATGGTCAATCGCTTTGACACATTTCCAAATAAAGACAGTATTGTTGATGTCGCAGTTAGGGACGGAGAAAGTATAGTCAAATTAGAAGCGTTTGCTGATAGAATACTGCAATTTAAAGAAAAAACATTATATATTATAAACGTAGCTCAAAATTCTGAGTTTTTAGAACATATTCACCCATTTAAAGGTATATCCCATGAATTTCATAGCACAAAAACCGACAAAGGAATAGCATTCTTTAATGAGTATGGTGCGTATTTATATGACGGAAATAACGTAATAGACCTATTAGAAAGAAATGGGCAAGTAGTTATAAGCGAGGATACATGGTTTGACTTTATAGATGCAAGTGACAATATTGCGCTAGCTTCTGTTGGGTATGCTCCTAAAAAACATCAAATAGTATTTATGAATAAATTTGCAGATATATATGTTTACAATTTAAAACTAGGCTCTTGGCATATTGGTGATAATTTAATGGATTACCATGATTTTGATGCTAGGCAAGTAACTAAGTTTGGCGTTAATGGAAGCAATGAAATGTTTTTAATTGGCGGAACTAAATCGCAAATATCTAAATATACACACGTTTCTTCCCCTACTCATGACTTTACATACACTACAAAAGATATTGATTTTGGAGACCCGTCAATAAGAAAAAAAGTATATAAAGTTTATATAACATATAGAACTGGCGCTAGCAACTTGCCTAATGTTTTATGCTCTTTTGACACAAATGGTGGCACTGCTTATGATAAAACATTTGCGGCTGGAACAAACTATTCTGAATATTTTAGCGGTCAAACAGGTTCATTTTTTTCATTAGACCCTTCTACGGATTGGGCGGTAGCTGAATTAAAACCAACTACAAGCTCTCAGTCTAATAATATTAAGTCTTTTGCATTAAAGCTTGCCATTAATACAAATATTCGCTCAAATACAGCTCAGGCAGGTCCAACTACAACTAGCATAACTTTGGATAGCGGCGCATCTGCTATTGATGATTATTATAATAATATGAGAATACAAACATGGAGTGGCACTGGGTTAAATCAAACGGCAAGAATTACAGATTATAATGGCTCAACAAAAGTAGCGACATTTACTCCCGGCTTTAGTCCAGCAGCAGATAGCACTACAAAGTTTATAGTTGGTCTTGTTCCTTCTGGTTTTGAAATAAATGATATTACTATAGTATATAGGATGAAAAGTGTAAAATAATGGCTTTTAATAGACACGAAAGAACTCTTAGCGCAAAAAAATCAAGCGCTCCAATATTTACAAAAGGAGTACCCGATAATAGAGAGGGCGCAGATGGCGATGTAGCTTATGTAGACCTTTCTGGAATAGGAACAGTTCAATATGTTAAAAAAGACAATGCTTGGATACCAATTACATCAAAGTTTGATTTTTTTACACAAGGAGAACAAATATCTCAATCAAAAACAATAGACGGTTCATTTGTTTCTCAATTAAATTTTTATTTAGATAAATTTAGAACAGATATTACCGATATGGTAAACACACTTACTGGTTCTTGGGCAGTGGGGTGTAATTTTGAAATAAACTATGCCCACACTGATGATACAATAATTAATTATTTAACTTTTAATACTAATTCAGCAACTTCTGGTGGTTCTGCAACCGTTACAGATAAATCTTTTCTTGTCCCAAGAAATTGTATCTTAAAAAATATAAATTTTGCGATAACAGTTGCAGATGCAAGTGAATCAGCTTATGTATTTGAGTTAATAGTTAAACATTATACACAAAATTCTGGAAGTATAACTACTGATTCAACAACAACTTTTACTGCAAGTACACCCTCTGGACAATCAATTAGGTATGTCGATGTAACATTAAATACCACAATGGATATTTCATCTTTATATCTTGTAACAATAAGACAAACCGGATTTCCAAGCAATAATGCAGGAACAAAGCCGTCTAAAGCAACAGCATATTTTTCACAGATTTAGGAGATATTAAAATGGCAACAGAAACAACAACCCCATCAATACAAGACATTTTATCAGACTATCAAACTAGCATAGGCGCTGGTGGAGTTAATACAAACATGTTATTGCAAGCGTTGAGAAATCGCCAAACTATGGCTGAGCAAGAAGACGCTGCTACAGCAAAAAATTGGGAATCACTTGGCAAGGCTGGGTTAAACACTTATAAACTTAGAAGAGATTTTTTGTTGGCAAAAAGAGCCAACCCTGATTTAACAGTGTCAGATTTTTTAGCTGACCCAAGAACAGGCGCAAAATACATGAAAGACGCATCAGATATGATAGCAAGTGGAAAAGCAGAAAAAATTGGATTAGCAGAAACATTTGGATTAAAATCAAAAACGGATGATTCAAAACCTAGAGGAACTCCTATAAAAAAAGAATATGTTAAAAAAGAAATACCTAAGGGAACTCCCATAGACCCATTAGAAAAAAGTAGAGTTGACGCTGGAACGGTGCCTAAAGGAAAGCCTTATAATATTCCAAGTGAAAGTTTTGATTTTTCAGGTGTTTCTGAAGATGTTATTAATAAATATAAAAACGAACTTGCAGGCGGTGGAAAAAATTGGCAAAGAAACTTACAAGAAGCGCTAGATGTAGGAGTAGAAAAACGAGTAGGGCAAATTCCAACTGAAAACATTAGTGAAACAGCAAATACAGCCAATACAGGTGGAAGCGCAATGAAAGCATTGGGACTTGCAGGTAGTTTATATGGTTTAGGGACTGGATTAAGAGATATAAAAAGAGGTAGGGGTGATTTATCGACTGTTGCAAGAACCGCCGCTGGTGGTTTAGGTACCTTGTCGTCTTTGGGGGTTATAGGAGCCGTTAATCCATTAGTAGGGTTAGGGCTTGGAGGATTAAGCATGCTTGGAAGAAGGAGATAAATTATGGCAAGTAAATGGCATCCAATGGCAGGAGACTGGGGAATATTTGGTTCTACAAAAGGAGCTGAACAAGCTCGAGAAAATCGCTCAAGAATATATAGGCAAATGCAAGATGTTCGAGGAAGAGAACAAGGGGTTCAAGATTATTTTAGCGGACTTAAAGACCTCTCTGGGGCAGAAAGAGAATTATTTGAGCAGGGAGTAGACGTTAATCTTGAAAAAACAAGAACTGCAAAAGATGCAAGTGAAGCAGGTTATTTATCAAGTCTTGAAAACTTTCTTATGGATTCTTATAATATTGGGGCTGAATCAGACGCAATGGCTTCTAAAAGGGATTTAGCTACACTTACTGACCCGGCAGAGCAGTTTAAGCTGATGTCAAGAAGGCGTCAAATAGAAAGCGGGGAAGAAGCTCAAAGGCTAAGAGATAGGTCTATGGGGTTAGATGTAGCAGATGCAGATTTAGGGTATAGACAAAAAAGACTAGGGTTTGATAGAGCTGAATTACAATTAGGAATGGAAGAAACAAGGGCAATGCAAGACCTTAAAGACCAATTATTCCAGTTAGAAGAAGCGTTAACCCAATATACATAAAGGATTATTATGGCGTATAGAGAAAAAGTATTTAATGCAAATGTTTTAACTGATTTATTAAGCACATATTTAACACATAAGGCTCAAGAGCGTGAAAAATATTATGATGCAGAAATAAAAGCATCTAAGCCTATTTATAGAACGGTTAATAAAGACCTTTATCAAATTAATCCTAGAACTGGCGAATCTTCTTTGCTTATTGAGGGCGAAAGAACTAAAAAAGAGCCTGATTTTGAAGATTTTCCACAAGTTGATAAAGATGGCAATCCTACTGGTATGTCTATAAAAGGAATGTTTACTGGCACTGATAAGCCATTTACTGGCGTTCCTTTAGGTTATGAGCCTGTTGGTAAAAAACCACAATTCAAACCAGAAGCCCCTAATAGAAGAGCAGAGGAAATAGAAAACAAAGACATTGCTCGAATGGTTGCTGACCGCAAAGAACTAATTAAAAGAAAAAATAGAAACTATGATATAGAAGATTTAATACTGATAGAAAAAGGAATAATTCCTAAAGATTTTACAGAAGAAGACCAAACACGACTTGATTCTATAGAAAGAAAATTATCTGAAAAAGGTTTTGATTTTAACGTAAAGGAAATAGAGGACAATAGCTCTTCTGAATTAATAGAAAATCTAAATACTGAATTAAGTACCCCTATGGGAGAGGCTTTTACAGAAAAACATGCTAAATATTATTACAGCGATAAAGGAAAATCAGATATTCAAAAAATGACAAAAGAGTTTGAAGAAAAATATCCTCCGGGAACATATGACCCATATGAAGCAGACCTGAAAAGGGCGGTTTTTTGGTCAAAATTACAAAGAAAATATATGGGAAATGACCCAAGTGGTCTTCCATCGCTGGTAGGAAGGGCGTTTACAAATAAATATAATGCTAATATTGTTAAATATTATGGAAGAGATGGAACAATATCCAACCCTGTTGAAAAACTTAAATCACAGTTATTAAAAACTAGACAAGAGGTTACAAAAGGAAGTTTCTGGGAATAGTTATGTCTCAAAACGCTCAAAAATTATTTAACTACCTACAGGAAAACGACCCTAACCCAGAAGTTTTTGGAGACTTTGATTTTTTTAATGAACAAATTAAAGACCCAAAAAACGCAGAAAAATTACGGCAGTATCTAGGAAACGAAGAAACTTTTGGCGATTCTGCTAATTTTTATAATGATTTAAACGCAGAAGATATTACCCCTAAAGAAGAAAGTTCTATGGACGATAGTGCGCTTATAGACACCAATGCGACTGTAACCACAGTAGAAGATTCATCGCAAATACTTAAAAATGAATTAGACAATCCCGGCTCTTCTGATGCGGTTTTTAATCAAATAACTAACCCAGACTATGAATTAAATCAAAAAGTTGATAGTACAGATTATGGTTATTTTCAAATAAATGACAAAGTATGGAACGAGACCTCTATGTCTATGTTTGGAAAACCCGTATCAGAATTAAATAACTCTGAAAATATTGAACTAGCGGCATACATTGAAAAGAAAAGTCCTCGTTCTTGGAATAATTGGGTAGCTTTTAATAAGGGAACACATAAAGACTTTGATGACATAACTGACGAACAAATTGTAAGTAATTATGGAATTCCGGGTGAATTGCTAGAATATATTAACCAGTCATTTGACGACCCGGTAACAGCCAAAAAAGTTATGCTAGCAGAGTCTGGCGGTGATTCAACTGCGGTTAATGTTAACTATACTCCGCAAAAAAAGGGAGAAGAAACAGTTCCTCAAGAAATATTGCAACAAAGCGAAGCTTTAATTCAAGGACCTTTAGATGCAGAGCCTGAGTCAAAATTACCACCCTACATGACAGATGTAATGGCTCAAAAATTAGAAGAACAGGGCATTGACATAGAAAGCCCTATAACTGGAACTAGCCTTTCTCCTTGGTTACAAAAAAATAGTGAAAAACTTTTAAGATGGGCAACTGGGCTTGATAATCCGGGCTGGGATACAAAGGAATTTCAAAATGCAAAAGAAGTTGTCGAGCTTGGGGTAAATGTTACTAGCCATTTGGCAGAAATGCCCGGTTTAGTAATAGACATACCAACTGCTTTAGCGGCAGAACCATTAGAAACAACTATTGGTTTGTTAAAATTTATTCCAGAAGAATTTAATAATTTAATGATAGCATCAAATGTTTTAGATGTATTAAATCCTTTTCTGGGCTTAGTAGGAAAAGATTTTAGCAAAGAAGAATTAAATCAAATGCGCGCTAATGCACAAAAACATATTTACGACACAGGTGGCGTATATACATATTTTGCTGCTAGTGGACTTACCCATATGGGAAAAAAGAATTCTAAAATTGTAGAAAAAAATAAAGAATTTTCTGATATTGTTGATTTATCAAATGACAAACCTGTTTCTCGTAATGTAACTCCAGAAATGCAAAAGGCAGCCGATGTTTTAAAGAAAAATCAAAAGCTAAAAGAACAAGCAGAGTTAATAAAAAATAATGAATTGCTAACTGACTATTTAGAACAATGGGAAATAGAAAATAAGATAGAAAAGGCAGAAGTAGTTGCAGAACAATTAGAGTTAAAGCTAGAAACAAAAACAACTCCTAAAAAAACTAAAAAGAAAGTAAAAACTGAAGCAGAAGTAAAAACCGAAGCTCCAACTAAAGTAGAAAAACCTTTAAAAAAGGATGTTTCTGTAGAACCTGAACTTCCTAGAAAACCAGATGGTACTATTGCTGAAAGAGATTTTTTTAGTCAAGCTATGTATGACGTTGCAGGTTTAGAGGGTAAAGTTGTTAAATCTGATGGAGGAGCTAGCGTTAAAATTATAAAAGAAACATCAAAGTCTTTTGCTGTTGAAGTTTTAGATGGTCCAAATAAAGGTCTTAAAAAAACAATTCATAAAAGACATATGGGGGCTAAAGGACTTGACCCAGTTTTTTATATAAACAAGGATGGTAAACTTGTTGAAAAAGTAACACTTAAGCCTGAAACCAAAGCTAAAAAAGATAAAATAAGCAAAAAAGAAAAGCCAAAAATTGACAGAAAAGAATCTAAAAGAAAAATCGAAGCTCTTTTAGACGGGGTTAATGAGCCATCTGCTAGCTATAGGTATGACAAATCTATTGATAATTTAAAAAACGATAAATCATCGTATAGATACGATGCTTTGGTTGAGCTAGCAAAGGAAAGAGGTGTTTATGATTCAAAAAATAATAGTAGAGAATCTATTGTAGATGCTTTAATTGATTCGTATAAAAACCCAGAAATTAAATCACAAAAACCACCAAAAGTTATAGATGGTTTAAAAATAGCCTATGATAACCAAGGTAAAATGAAAATGGATATATATAGCTATGACGAAGTGGTTAGGGTTGCAAAAAAAGTTGGGGTATACGATAAAAAATTAAGTCGATTAAAATTAATTGATGCTATTGTAAGGGCAGATGCTGATGGCAAGGTAGTAAAAGACCCATTGCCGATTGAAAAAGAAGCTGAATATTCTTTATTGAAAGAAAACATTGAAAATATGCGCAATCAAATAAAAAAAGATTTAAAAGAAGGTCAAACTTCAAAATCTCAAAGCGTACAAAGAAAAAGAGCGTCAATAAGAAAAGCAAAGGAATTAGTTGATGCTTTAGAAAATAAATATGACCTAACTGGTCTTGATAAAACAAAAGTAGATATTTTTCCGGGAATTAGCATTATAGTTGATTATTTTCGCGCTAAAAAACAATATAAAGACGCTAGAAAACCATTAACAGATGAAGAAGTAGATGCTTTATATAGTTTTATGTCTGGTAAAGAGATGACAGATGAAAAACTTGCTATTGCATATACAGCAATGAAAGAAAAACCAATGACAAAAAGCATGGGAGCAGATGGACTTAAAAACGTAATTCAAGAAATTAGAAAGGTATTTAATCCTTTAGCAGATATTCCAAAAGAACAACGAGATGCATATTTGGGGTATAGGTATCAGTTTTTAGGAACGCAGTGGAACTTAACAAAGCGCTTAGAAGAATTGGTCTCTGGATATAAAAATTACACAGAAAATGAACGTGTATTAAGTTACCTTGTCTTAACCGGAGAAGCCGATATTAACTCTATTAAAGACCCTAAATTAAGACGGATAACCAAAAAGACAAGAAGACTGTTTGATGTAGCTGGTAAGGGGCTAGTAGAAAGAGGGTTGTTATCTGAAGAAGCATACAACGATTTAAAAGGTCAATACATAACAAGAATATATTTAAGATATATGCTAGATAAAGGACCGCAGTTGGGCGGTAGAAGTAAAATGTCTGGCGTGTATAATAACGTAAGAAAAGAAATGACGCCTGAAATGAGAGCTAGATTAGGTGAAATTAGGACTCCCGAGCTTCCAATTACAGTTGGATTGACAAGAGAGTTTGGAGATATAGCTAAATATGATTTTTTTAAATCTTTAGCAGAAGATGGGAGATTTGTTTTTCAACCTGCAAGAGCAGAAGTAGATGGAAAAATGCTAAG